GACGACAGTGACGCGCACCATACTGCCACCAAAGCCGAATCCGAGGTTTTGTGCCGCGAATGGTATAAGCTAACGCTGACTGAGGCGATGCGGACGGGGGTTATTTGATGGACATCGACACGCTACGGGCAACGCTAGGCGAAAACCTTGCCGCCGCTGAATCATCACAGGGAAGCCTGTTTGGAGACATCACATGAAACTGACAATCGAACAAAAACCACTTATCGCAACACTCAAGCGATTGGCGGGCATCGTTGAAAACCGCAACACTATCCCGATCTTGGCAAACGTGGCTATCGTTGCCGTCGATGGAAAGATCACATTCCGCGCAACGGATCTGGATATTGAGGCAACCGCAACAATCGCAGCAACAGTCGAGACCGAAGGGTCCTGCACTGTTGGCGCTAAAATGATGGCGGATATTGTTGGCAAACTGGCAAACGGCGTTTTGGTGACAGTGGAATGCGATCAAGGCAAGATGACAATCACGTCAGGTAGGTCACGTTTTAGCTTGGCGACATTGCCGATCAAAGACTTCCCCGTCATGGCGTCCGCAGAATATGCCAGCACGTTCACCATGGCGAATGACACACTGCACGATCTGCTAGGCGTTGCCTTCTGTGCATCAACAGAGGAAACCCGATACTACCTGCAAGGCGTGTATCTGCATCCTACAGACGGGCGCACGGTAGCTGTAGCGACTAACGGGCATCAGCTTGCAATGGTATCAAAATGCACGGCGCACGATTTCCCAGGCGTTATCATCCCGCGAAAGACAGTTGGGGAGGTAAGCAAGGGGTTTGCGGGTGTTGAAATTGAAGTCAGCATATCTGAAACAAAGATCAGATTTGCAACGCCAGACTTTACAATCGTGTCAAAGGTGATTGACGGAACATTCCCCGATTACACCCGCGTCATTCCAAAGGGCAATAATCACAAGGCCACGTTCGACGCTGCGGATATGCGGTCTGTCATTGACCGAGTGACTGCCGTATCGGATGAAAGGTCACGCGGCGTTATGTTGTCGATTGGCGTAAACGGGATCAGCGTATCCGCACGATCCAGCACAAGTGAAGGCACCGACGGGATCATTGCTGATATTGCAGGAGATCCGCAGGAAGTCTGGTTCAACGGCGGATACCTACTCGACGTGATGCGCCAATTCAGCGGACATGCAACCCTGCAATATGGGGAAGCCGGAAGTCCCGCACTATTCACCCGCGATGATGGCGCTGTTTTTGTCGTCATGCCGATGCGCGTTTAAGCGACAGTCTACCCCGCCGCATAACGCGGCGGGGATTTACAACAAAAGGAAACCACATGACACAGACATGGAAACCAATTGATACCGCGCCAGAGGATGGGACTGAAATTAAATTGTTAATGGACGGTTCGTATTGTGCTCAGAATAAAGACGCAAAAGATTTTATTGTGATTGCAAATTACTATAATTTTAGTGGGTGTGCTTTTTGGATTGATAGTCACGATGAAATATGGCCACTTGGCGCCGCAACCCACTGGATGCCACTACCATCCGGCCCCGGAAAGGAAACCACATCATGCTAACCGACAAACAATTTTACGCAGGCAACGTCAGACGCTGGCAATCATACCCCGCCATGTGGCACAGCAACGACTGCATCAAGGGGCATCAGGTCCGATGCACGGGGTTGGTCTATGATTTTGTGCAGAGGCCGTCAGTGACGTTAGTTGAGGGCACACGGTGGCACGATCAAGTTGAGGTTATCCTTGGCGACATGCCGTTCACCGCAAAGCGCGACTGGCCGTATCTTGCCCTGGTCTATGCATCAGCCGAACGGGTTGTGATCGATCGGTACAACGTCCCGCAACCTGCTAACGACTGGGAGCATCGGGTGGTCAAGTTTGTCGATCAACTCGATGCATATATGATGGTGCTGGAACACGCGCCGGATGATCTGGACCTGCCGGACTGGGTTGATGCAAATGACGTGCTGTATGCATCATGTCGCTCGCTGTGCTTTAATATGGATTTGCTGCGGGCTAAAATAGGTGATTAAAAAAACTTGCTGACTATGCAAAATAACCCTTGCGAGCGCGGTCATTATGTCCTATCAATAACACAAGGGCAATGAAGCCCGCCACATTGGAGACTGACATGACTGCAACTGACATCATCGCCGCCATCATCAAAATGCACAAAGATTCAAGCTTTGAGGAAGTGCAGGAACTTATCCAAAGCCGCGCAATGGTTTGTGACTTTGATTTTATCAAGTCAGAGTTGGCCCAGCATGTAAGCTCAAATGAGCAAAACGCTGCCGATTATGCTCTTGCGGTAATTGACGCCGCATGACCCCCACAACATTCAAAGCAGCCCGCTACGCCCTAAACCTTAGCCAGCGCGATCTGGCTTCGGTCTGGGGCATGGGGCAAAACGGCGAACGAACCATCAGGCGATGGGAACAGGGCGATGTGCCTGTAAACCCCATAGCTGCTTATTGCATCGCGCTGATGTTGACACGCCACCAACCCGCCGCTAACGATTGAATATGGAAAAGGAGACCACGATAATGACCCCCCGCGCAATGGCACACGCATATCTCATCCACGCATACGCCGAACCGCTGGAATGGAACGTAACCATTCAGGACATCGCAGACGCAACAGGGCTTGCGAATAACCGTATCGGGCGTATATTGCGGGCTAAGGGATGGTTCAGCAGGGTGCGGACAAACATCATGGATTATCAGGGACTACGCGAGACAGCCTGACCCACGGCTATAAACGGGGTGCGGAGCGGATCAACGCGGGTTCATATCCCCTATTGACCGAAGCAAGGCGAAACCCGGCTTTCTTCCTACGGGCTAGAGGACTTGCATAATGAAACTGGAAAGGAAACTAGATGACTGATGAATTGATTGAGCGATTTGAACCCTATAACGATGAGGGCAACAGAGAAGGTTATGGTGAAATGGAGCCATGCGTAGACGGTGGTTGGGTGCGGTTTTCCGGCATTGAAGCCCGCATCCTAGCCGATGCCAAGATCATTGAGGCGGCTGAGGCGTTGGCGAGGCAGTTTGAGATCGCGCTTTGCGAATTGCGGGCTTTTTTCGCCGATTTCCCTGGTGTGGATTACAACTGCCCCGATCATAACGCGGCCCTCGCAGTCTACCGCGCCGCACTGGAGGCCCGCAAATGAACCTCATCGACGCAGCGCAACAGGCGCAACACATGGAGTACGTCATCACGGTGACGTTAATCGCCGCTGGTGTGATATGGTTGGTGTTCAGGTGATGCGTGACAGTTGCGGGCGGGTGTGTTAAATTTCCCTAATGAGCGAAAACGGATCATATGACGTAGGTTATGGTAAACCGCCCGTAAAAAGGCAGTTTGGCAAGCCTGAAGGCAACCCTAACGGCAAAACATCAGAGCAAAAAAAGATGGAAATGGACAACCTACAACTTGCGCTACAAGCCAAGAACCGTTTTCTGCGCGCCCTTGTCGCAAAACAAGAGGAGCAGTCAACCGATGAGGTTCTTGACGGCATGTCTGGGTCTGACATCTTGCGGCTAATCAAGGACGCAGAGGATCGCGTATCAGGGACGCCAAAGCAATCGGTTGACCATTCCAGCACGGATGGCAGCATGTCGCCCACAACAATTACCCTACGCGCGGCGGATGATGGAAGCGACGATTAACCTACCCCGCAAGCTGGTGCGGACGTTTGCACCTGCCAGGGGTTCTGTGCAGTACCGCGCGCTGCATGGTGGGCGCGGGTCTGGCAAGTCCTATGGGGCCGCTAAGATGGCCGCTGTTTTGGGCTATGCTGAACCCATCCGCGTTCTATGCACCCGAGAATTTCAAGCCAGCATCAAGGAAAGTTTCCATGCCGAATTAAAGGCTGCGATTGCGTCCGAGCCCTGGCTTGAGGCGCATTATGATGTTGGCGTTGATTATCTGCGCGGCAAGAATGGGACCGAGTTTGTGTTTCGTGGCTTGCGGCATAACGTGGGCAGCATTAAATCGCTCGCTAAGATTGATTTGACGATTGTTGAAGAGGCCGAGGATGTGCCCGAGCAATCGTGGCTTGCGCTTGAGGCTACCGTCTTTCGCCAGCCGCGTTCCGAGTTGTGGGCGATCTGGAACCCGCGACTAGATGGATCACCCGTTGATCTGCGCTTTCGCAAGAACCCGCCATCTAACGCAATCGTGACCGAAGTGAACTGGTCTGACAATCCGTTCTTCCCAGCGGGCCTTGATACCCTACGCCAGCGCGAACAATCCAGACTTGATCCCGCGACCTATGCACACGTCTGGGAAGGCGCGTATCTGACAAACAGTGACGCGCAGGTATTCGCTGGCAAGATTGCCGTCCAGCCGTTTGAGGCAGCCGCGACGTGGGACGGGCCATATCTTGGCGGTGACTTTGGCTTTTCGCAAGACCCTACCGCCGCCGTTGAAATATGGCTGTCCGAAGATAATCTTTACATCAGGCGCGAGGCATTCCGCAACGGGCTGGAACTGGACGACACTGCCGACTTTGTTGAGCGGCAAATACCAGACTTCAAAAAGCACGTTAGCCGGTGGGATAACTCACGACCAGAAAGCATTAGTCACCTAAAGCGGCATGGCTTTCCCCGCGCTGAGGCTTGCAAGAAATGGGCAGGCAGCGTGGAAGACGGCATCGCCTACCTGCGCAGCTTCCGTAAGATTGTAATTCACCCCGATTGTGTTAATATGCAACGTGAGGCGCGGCTGTACGGCTACAAGATTGATCGAAACACAGGCGACATCACGACTAGCATTGTGGACGCGCATAACCACGGATGGGACGCTGTGCGCTATGCGGTGGGTCCGATGATTAGGGCGCGTGAAAAATCATCAACAGAAACATCGCACGTCATCGGCCTGTTTTAATGCGGCGCGGTATGTGGTATAAATACGCAGACAAACAAAGGGCAGCACCATGAGCGTATCAACGCGACATCCAGAATATACCAACGAGCGGAT